GCTGAAGAGCTGCTGGCCGAGCTGGCGGTCGAAGAGGCCAACGGTCTTCTTCAGGAAGCAGCCGAAGAGGCTCGCGAAGACGAGCTCTTCGTTCGGTGGGTTGAAGAGGTGGGCAGCCAGTTTCTGGTCAGCGACCACTGCGTCTAAAGCGGTTGCACGGCCCCGGATAGGGGCCTATAATGATCTCATCGTAAACAGGAGAAGCAAGATGCTCACCGCCCCCTACATGACCGATTACTACATCTCCATCCGCCCGGAGTACCTGGACACCAACTGCTGGGACAGTTCGGCGTTCTCGTTCTCGCTCGGTGCCTTGGACGCCCCCGATACGCTTGCCGCCGGCAGCCACTACCACTACGAGCGCGGTGGGTGCTCGTTCACCATGCCCAGCTCGTGCTCGCGCGAATACGGTTGCGTTCAGTACCGTTAGAGCCTATAATCGTCTCATCGTAACGAGAAAGAGGAACAGCAAAATGCAAGCCACCCAGACCCGTCAGTTCGCCGTTCACTACCAGTACTGGATGTCCTATCGCAACAGCTACGAGACCGACCTGGCCGTGGTCGAAGCCGACTCGGTGGCTGCAGCACGCAAGGTGGCCATGGATGAGATGGGCATCCTGGAAATCCTCAGCGTGAAGGAGCTGTGATGAGCACGAGCATCAGCATTAGCGCCGAGCGCCAGATCTGGTACAAAAACAAAGCCGGTGAACTGGTGCCTGATATTCAAAAAGTGCATTTCGATGCATATGCGACTCCTACGTTTACGACGCTAGAGATTCTGCGTTGTGCCGATCCGGCCATGGCCTACACCAACTGGGTTCTCGGTGAGTTTAGCCATGATGTGGAAGAGCCTGTGTATGCGCAATACGACATTTTCGGTGATGGCGAACGCGTAGGCACCCGTACTTGGAACCCAGGCAAGGAGCATGCGGAGAAGTTCTGGTTGTGGATGACCGATGTAGAGGAACAAGGCTTCACGATCAAGTACACCGTGCTCTAACAAACCCGTTGACTCTTGTACCTGTACCTGTTATAATCGATTCATCGTAGACAGGTACAGGAGCATCAAATGACTGGTTATACCCTCCGCATCTTTAAGATCGTCAACGGCACCAAGGAGCTGTACGGCACCAGGCCTTATCCGTATGCTTCAGGCACGGAGATGATGGATGTCTTGTACGGTGCCCGTCACTTTGGCATTGCGAACTACTTCAATCTACCTGAAGAAAATACCTACGATATCGACTTTGTGAGCGTATAATACACACGTTGTCTGGCAAGGAGCATCAAATGACTACAGTAGCACAAATGATTGAGTGGATGAAGACTCTCCCGCAGGACGCTGAAGTTGAGTGCGGGGTGGAAGAGTGGAGCAGCTATGACTGTCGCGTGGTGATGCAGCCTGTTGACATTGAGTCCTGCAGTGTCCATGATTACACAGGCGAAGAATGGACCAAATACCCCTCGTACGCCGGTAAGAAGATCGTTCAGATCAACGGTTGACCTCATTTCAATTTGTTCATATAATGTCTTCATGATGAGCACAACGGAGCAAATGATGGAACAAGTCGATACCCGTAGCCTTGACGAAATCCTGGATACCCCGATGACCGAGCTCGAAGAGCTGGAGTACATGTACGCCGAGATGTACAAGGACGTCCATGGCATGAAGGCTCGTTGGTATCGTGCTGAGTCTGTCGAGCAGGCTCGTGCTGACATCGCCCGACTGGAACAGGAGCTGATCCTGGCAGAGAAGGCTCGCGTAGAGGAGGAGGCTCGCGCGGCGGTCAAGTTCGACAAGCGCGTCGAAGACACCATCAAGGCCGGCGCCGGCAATCGTGAGACCGCCCTGCGCTGGATCATGGAGGCCGACGGCGCTCGTGGCGACTGGGAGTACCTGTGCTACCTCAACGGCCTGCCGTACGGCTACTTCAAGCAGGCTGCTTGATACACGGCCGATAGGCCGTTATAATGTATCGGTAGTCACAAGGAGCAAATTATGAACGTGTTAGAATTGGCATTAAAGGCATTGATGCAGCCAGATAATACTACACTGTGGCATCAGGCTGTTCACGCCGTGCGTAATGCACTGGAGCAAGGGGTGCAGGACCATCCTAGATACACAACAGGACACTGTAAAGAAAAGGCAAAACCGGGTGGTTGCGAACTGCACAACCACCACTGTGGATACCCAGAGTGCGACCGCAAGACTGTTGCACCGATGCAAGAACCTTTAGCGACATATAGTGATATCGTGAGCGATGGTGGAATGGATCCTCGCAACAAGTTTGATCATTCGCCCGAACGCCAAACGGAGCAGGCGCTGAAGGAGAAGAACAATGGCTGAATCTACCGCCCTGCGGCTGGCTGATGCGCTGGAGGCGTGGACCCTCGGCAAGCCAACGCATCATCGTGAAGCCGCAGCCGAACTGCGCCGGTTGCACCTTAACTTTGAAGCTGCCAAAGAGGTAGGCATCGCTCAAGAGGGAGAATTGATGCGACTTGAGGCAGTTAATCAGAAGCTTCTGGAGGTGTTGGAACTCGTCCTTCCAACATTGGAGCGCCTAAAGTTAGAATACTCTGACTGTGCTTATGGAAGCAATTTTGTACAAAACAGAGCGGACACGTCGCGTAGAAATTACGACGTCGTTCGCACCGCTATTGCCGAAGCAGAAGTAGAAAAGTCAAGGAGTAGATAATGAATGATAGACCTGATGCCTTACAGTTAGCTGATATGCTAAATGCTGAAATCGTACGAACGGTTAGCGTGGATATGCTGCATCACAATGCTGCTGTCGAACTGCGGCGGTTGCATGAAGCCCATGATTGGCAATACAAGATAGCCGGGGATCGGCTGCGACGTATTGAAGTGCTTGAGCGCATCAATGCTGAAATGTACACATCACTGCTCTGGATTGCCACTGTTAATGCAATGGACTATGAGTATCGCGATAGGGCACGTATTGCTCTAGGAAAGTATAAGTTGGACTCTAGCAGATATTGTCACAGAACAGGTTAAGAAAGAATTCGGAGTTAAATAATGAAACCTTGTCCTTTTTGCGGGCATCCAGTCGATATGGATAATCCTGATACCATTTATCCTAATGGAATAGGGTGGATGATCAGAGAAAACGGACTTAAGTCGTATTGCAGTGCCTTTGTTGTTCCTCCAGAGCAACGATGCTATAGCATGTTCTGCGTAGAAACAGCCGGTGGTTGTAACGCAGAAGTTAGTGCCGATAGTAAGCAAGAATGCATTGACAAATGGAATCGACGGGCATAAACATATACACTGCCTTCACCCAACATAGTCACTATAATAATCTAGTCACATATCTTAAAGGAATACATCATGTTTGTTCTTGCCTCAACCTTTCTTATTTGGATTGCGATTGCTCTAATTTTTAGTTTTATTCTTGGATTGCCGATCATGCTGTTGTGGGACTGGCTTATGCCTACCATTTTCGGCCTTCCGGAAATTACCTGGGTTCAGGCCGTGGGGCTGTCACTCCTTAGCAGCCTATTGATCAAGAGCCACTCCCCGGCTAAAAATAAGGAATGATAGAGTTAGAATATGAATCAAAATGAGGAAAAGGTGTATTGGATAGCCGGGTTTCGTGCCACTCAAAAGCTGTATGAGCTTGGCTACGAATGGGATGGTAACGGGTGGGTAGTGGTAGAAGATAGGCGCCCGGCAGTTAAGTCCTATAGCGGTGGGGTACCTAATTATACCACGCCCATGGATCAAGCTAAAGACAACTAACGTTAATGTATTAATTTAACTAGGATTTATAGTGAAAACATTCGAATGGAAAGACGCCGATAACTCTGATTGCTCGTACTTTTACGATCTTCACGACGGTAAGATAGCCGGTCAAGTGCATAAAATTGTGCATACTAAAATTTGGCTATCTAAAATCATTACCAACGATAATCAAGAGAAATACCTTGGCCAGTACATTTCGGAAAGTCATAGCAAGGCCGCAGTAGAAAAATACTGGATGATTGAACTACGAACACTTGTAGCCCGGGATTAATTAAACAATTATATTATGAGTTAGTACAAACATGAATGAACGAATTCATAAACTTGCGGAAGATTCTGGTATGACTCAGTATGTCGCCGCAGATAACAAGTATCTAGAGAGATACACTGAGATGGTCGTCCAAGACTGCGTTGCAGAGATTGCCCTAATGGGTGTAGTAAATTATGAAAATGAAGACATTTCCTGGGCATGTCGTGCTATAATCGACAGTATCAAGAACAAATTTGGAGTGTAATAATGAAACTAAGTGAACTAAAACGACTAGTTGAACGCTACGATCTTAATCCATACCACGAAGATTCTGAAGTTGTTATTCAGATCAAACTACCATACTCTACTGTTGGCGGCACACCATTCGTCAAAGTAAAAAACGTTTATCCAGGATTTGACTGGGATAAGGGTAAGTTCTTCGTTATTCCAGAAGAAGATGTTACACCCAGTGATCGTGACTTCGCCAAGCAGATGAAAGAGATGCAAGATCGTGCTGGTTGGGCAGACTATGAGAACCGCAATCTCAAGGCTGAGATTAGGCAGTTGAAAAAAATATCCAAATAGACCAGATGGACAACGTACAAAGGATGATGGGGATGTTTAAACTTAAAGAATATCACAAAGATAAGTCATATAGTACGTATGCTTTCAATATCCGCACTCCACATGAATACTATGAATCCGGTGACTGTGCGACGAAGCATTGTCTGTTGAATATTTCACTAGGTTCTAGATCGTGGTGGTGGATAATCCCACAAATCATCAAGCCTCGAAAGAAGTGGGTTGATACAAGTAAAGAGGTATGGTCAAAGAATCCAAAAGGTGGGTATTGGAATTACATTGCCCGTGAGTATGGATTCACGACGACGGAGCAAAACCTCCATATCCACTATGGTATCCAACCTGGATACTCGTCTTCTCGTGACAAGAAGAACTCTGATCATACTAAGGTGTTTGACATTCCGTGGAGGAACAATACGTTTGTTGGTGAACTGTTCTTCGCTCCCGATTGGGCGTACTATAATTTTGTGAAACCAAGAAACAAGCGTGGTGCACTTGACTTTGACCTGCTCCATGCTGTCCAAGAAGCAGTACCAAAGTTAAAGATCAAGTTCAATGACTATGATGGTGAAGAGATCATCGCAACATGCTACCTTGCGATGCGGAAGTATCATCGAGGGACTAGTTGGTGCAAGTGGCTGAAGTACTTCACCAAGCCTCTTGAATACTACTCCCTTGAAGTGAGTTACGACAAAGAGACTGGATATGAGAAGGGATCGTGGAAGGGTGGTACGATGGCACATGGGATTCAACTAGCGTACGGTGAAGATCCTGTTGAAGCGTTTCGTAGATATGGCATGGAAACTGATCGGTACAAAAACCATGGAACCAAGCCGCGCGGGTACACTAACGTTCAGGTTATACAATCGGAGTGGTACGATGAAATTCATTGACTGCAATGCTGATATTGTTGTATACTGTACAACAGATGATGACATCGATTATAGGACTTCTAAACTCGGTCTGGTCTGGGAACGTCGATACGGTGAATCCTGGGAGACTGTCTGGGGCGATGAAGAAGAACAATGCATTGAGGCTTATCGTTATTGGGTCGGAGAAGAAATGTGACACACTTTACAAACACAGATAACCCTGTTAATTTTCCTAAGATTAAGACCGCATACATCCTTGTCGGTGTCCCTGGTTCTGGTAAGAGCACATGGATCGAAAACCAAAAGTCTTGGGCTCAAGACTGCGCTATTATTTCAACTGATTATCACGTTGAAGAATACGCGAGGTCTGTTGGTAAAACCTACTCTGAAGTGTTTGAAGAGTATATGCCTGCTGCTGTCAGATTGATGGCTGACAACGTTGTCACCGCTCGAAATTATGATTTCAACATCATCTGGGATCAGACTTCTACGACGGTTGCCTCGCGTGCCAAGAAGTTTAGGATGCTCCCGGACTATCAACACATTGCTGTAGTGTTTAGGACTCCTTCTCCTGGTGAGTTGCAGCGGCGACTGTTGAATCGGCCGGGTAAAAACATCCCTGATCATGTACTGAAGGGTATGATTGACGGGTTTGTTCTTCCCACGATGCAAGAAGGTTACAACCAAATCTGGACTATTGAAAATAACTGAGGAATTATCATGATTAATTCGCCAGAAATGCAAGATATTATGGAACAAATGTCTTTAAGAAAAAGATGAACGAATACGAAAAATTGTTGACAATAACAATATTTTACAATATAATTTAATCATTCTGATAGGAGAATATCATGCGTAAAATGGCAACAATTCGTAAAATTGACAACATCCATCCAATTGACGGGGCTGATGCAATCGAGTGCGTTATGATCGGCGGCTGGACCGTCGTAGTCAAGAAGGGTGAGTTTGCAGTTGGCGGCCTAACCGTTTACTGCGAGATCGACTCTTGGATTCCCACTGAGATCGCCCCGTTCCTATCCAAGGGAAAGGAACCGCGCGAGTTCAACGGTGTTAAGGGTGAACGGCTAAAGACTATTCGCCTCCGCGGGCAGCTTAGCCAAGGTCTGTTGCTACCACGCTACGTCGTACTTGACAAGGTTGGCGAGATCTACGAAGGTATTGACGTAACCGAAGTCCTTGGCATCCAAAAGTGGGAAGCTCCTATACCTGCACAGCTTGCCGGTCAAGTTCGTGGCAACTTCCCGTCTCTGATTCCGAAGACGGATCAGGAACGAGTGCAGAATCTCGTCAAGGAGATCCAAGCTGCCGCCGAAAGCGGACTTGAATTCGAAGTCACTGAGAAGCTTGAGGGTAGTAGCATGACCTGTTACTTAATCGACGGTGAGTTCGGTGTATGCAGCCGAAACCTCGATCTCAAGCGCGATGAGAACAACACGTTTTGGGCTGTAGCGATAGCAGAGCAAATTGAAGATAAGATGCGTGATGCGTTTGGCAACCGTGATGTCGCTATCCAAGGTGAGTTAATTGGGCCCGGGGTACAGGGAAATATCTACAAGCTTACAACTCACGAATTCCGAGTATTCGACATCTATGATATCGTCGCCGGTAACTACTTCATGCCGGTACATCGGCAAATTATGGTAGATACGATGAACCTTCTACATGCACCAGTTCTTATCCGTAATGCAACTCTCGGAGATGTGCAAACGATCCTCACCATGGCCGAAGGCAAGTCTCAACTCAATCCTCAACAAGAGCGTGAAGGGATCGTGTTTAAGCAAATCAACGGCGGAATGACGTTCAAGGCGATTTCTAACAAGTATCTTCTTAAGCAAAATTAAGAAAGGACGTGTTATGGTTTTCCCTATCCTGCTGTTCATATTTTTGTCTGTATTGTTTTTCTTCGGTATAGGTGCTTACCGAAGAACTGCATTTAAACGCAAAATACAGTTGATAAAACTTATAGGATACAGTATAATTTGTTCATCACTATCAGTAGTAGTAATCACATTTATAGTGATGATGTTCTAAATGTAAACAAAAGCATCTCAACTCATACAAAGGATTTATTATGAAGCGTATTTTTAGTGTTGGTATTCTTGCTGCTGCTGTTCTTGCTACGGGCTGCACCCGTATTGAAACCGGTGAGGTGGGTGTACGCGTTGGATTTGATAAGCAGGTTAAGCCTGGTGAACTTCAACCAGGTTCCTTTAATCAAGTGCTAATCGGTGATGTATTGACATTCCCGGTAAAGGATGTTAATGTAGTGATTGAGAACATGACTCCTGTTGCTAAGGACAACAGTACCATGAAGGATTTTGATGTTGTGGTAGTTTATAACATCAATCCAAATCAGGTAAGTGAAATTTATTCTACTAAGAACAAGGCATTTCACGCTATCGCCAAGGATGATGTTTATCTGATGTATAATTACGTTGTGCAGAACGCTCGTAATGCAGTTTACAAGGCTGCACGTAAGTATGAGGCTCTAGATATGGGTGACAATCGTAGTGAAATGGAGAATTTCATCAAGGAAGAGATCGTTCGCAACCTTACTGAAGAAAAACTCGATAGTAGTATTTCTATCAGTCAAGTTCTTATTCGTAACGTGGTTCCTGCCGATAGTGTTGTAGCTAGTGCTAATGATCTTGTGCGTGCTAAGAACGAGCTTAAGCAGAAAGAAGTAGAAGTTAAGACAGCAGAAGCTGAAGCGCGTCGTATGTCCGCCCTGTCTAATAACAGTCAGAGTTCTATTGCATTCATGCAGGCCCAGGCTCAGTTGAATATCAGCGAAGCAGTTAAGGCCGGTAAGGTACAGACCATTATTATCCCGTCTAATCTTACTATGCTAGGTAGCGTTAAGTAATTTTAAAGGAGTAGGGTATGAAGGTACATATTGGTCCTTATAAAAACTGGTATGGACCTTACCAGTTAGCAGAAACTATTTGCTTCTGGGCTAAGAAGGATGATAAATTTCCTGAATGGGTACATACCTTTGGTGAATGGTTAGCCCATGGAAATGTAGAGAATGACGAGAGTGACACATTTTCTACATATAAGAATCGTACCAATACCCTACTCTACAAATTTCTTATTTGGATTGATTCTAAGAAAAAGCGTAAGATATCAGTACGTATTGATAAATGGGATACATGGTCGATGGATAGCAGTCTTGCTTACATAGTTCTACCTATGTTAAAGCAACTAAGAGACACTACCCATGGCTATCAACTGGTCGATATGGAAGATGTTCCAGAAAATTTAAGATGTACTGAAAGAAACGATTACGATGCTCAAATGGATCTATTCGATATACCTAAAGTAGATTTTGAACCAAGCATCGGTGAGCTTCGCTGGAACTGGATTCTTAATGAAATGATATTTGCATTTGAAAAACTTACTACAGATGATTGGGAATCAGAATTTTATTCTGGCGATCATGACTTAGTATGGACAAAAGAAAAAAACGGCTATTGGACTATGGGCAAAGGTCCTAACGACACATTTAAAATTGATAGAGAAGGTCTTGATAAATGTAGCAAACGCATCGATAATGGATTGCGGTTGTTTGGTAAGTATTATCGAGGACTTTGGGATTAATTTATGAGTGAAGAATTTAAAGTGTCGTATAGTAACGTTATCAATCGAGAAGATGGTAATAATGTTACTAAAAAACTAGCAAATCAAATTATGAAGTATACTTACGTGAATGTAGGTAATTTCATCCGGTCGATCTCAGACCAAGACCTTAATCACCTTATTCTTATAGGTGAGAAATGCAAAAAGGAAGGCATTCTTACGGATAAAGATAAGAATGATATGAAAGAATTTCTTTTGATCGCCTTCATGCTTAAAGACGGTGAGGGCGTCTGTACTCCAGTCACGTTAGAATCATCGCAATGGTTCATGAACAGACTTTTTGTATTTCTTTCTCTTGAGCAGCTATCAAGACATAGACTAGTTAAAATTAACTACGATAATATGTCATTTGATACCGATGTTGACGAAAAAACTATTTGCTATAGGATTGTATAATGAAAATTATCTATGTTGATATGGATGGCGTGCTTTGCAACTTTGACAAAGCATTCAAGAGCAAATATGGTGCACTTACTCGTGAACTAAACGAGAAAGATAAGCGCACGAGCTGGAATGACTTTATTAATAATGGCGGATTTGCTACTCTTGAATGGTTTGATGGTGGGCAAGAACTTGTTGATTTTCTTAACAGTCTAACGAATATTCAAAAATGTATTCTTAGTTCAGCAGGTGGATTTGACAGACATCGTGACGTCATGTCTCAAAAACTTTCATGGTTGAGTGCCAACGATGTTAAATGGCCGGCTGTTATTGTACCTGGGCGTAAATATAAGGCAGGGTTTGCTAACGGTAACTCCTTTATGATCGACGATACCCCGGACGTAATTAAGTCATTTTGTGCTAATGGAGGTAACGGTTGCCTGCATACTGATGCTAAGGTTACAATCGACGTAATCCGCAAATGGATTAGTCCCGTTCACTCAACTCCTTGGATGTAATATGTCTGTTAAGTTTGTTAGCAATAGCGATGGGTTTACTTTTATGCTCGGCGACGTTGTAATTGCTGAAGGTGTATATACTAACGATGGATTTGAGCTATTAGACGACGACAATATCGAAGTCTTCGCTAATGCAATGTGTGCTTTACATGCTCTTAATAAAAAGTACGCCAAGCATATTTACGAGAAGGCTTTTTCTTCAAGAACAAATTACCTTTTGAGGGCTATTGCATGACTAGACTTATCATAGAAAGTGAGAAGAAATGGGAGCAAAGATTTCTTGAGCTTGCGCACACGGTTAGTACCTGGTCCAGAGATCCATCCACAAAAGTCGGTGCAGTGGTTGCTACTGACGATAACCGCATTTTGTCTCTAGGATTTAATGGGTTTCCTAAGGGTGTAGATGATGATGAATCAAGGTATGCTAATAAAGAATTAAAGTATAAACTCGTTTGCCACGCCGAACGTAATGCGCTTGATAATGCTAACTTTAACCTTAGCGGGGCCCTACTTTACTCAACATTATTTACATGTAATGAATGCGCTAAAAGCGTAATTCAAAGAGGTATTAAAGCCGTTATTTCTCCTAGACCGGACTTTGATAACGACAAGTATAATTGGAAAGAAGCATTGGCTATGTACAAAGAAGCAGGAGTGCATGTAAGATTTGTAGATACATCTTCTAATCCATAGATAAATAAATTGCCTGCAAAGGCAATACACACATACACACAGGAGAAAATTATGACGCAAAAGAATCCTTTTGAAATTCGTACCGAGCTGCTGCAGATGGCAAAAGACTACCTAGATCAGCAGTATCATACTAATATGGAGTTTTTCAGAGCTGCATTTGAGGAAGCCATTAAACAAAATAAAGTTACGATGGATACTTGGTCAAAGTATGTACCAGCAGCATACTCATTGGATGAACTAACCAAAAAGGCACAAGAGCTCTACACGTTTGTAGAGAAGAAATAATTTAACTGTCTTGCTTAACGAGGAGACTAATATGAATCAATACGAATGCGAAGTATGTGGACACATCCACGACGAAGAGACTGATGGTAAATTGGAAGATTTGCCTAAGTACGCCAACTGTCCAGAGTGTGGCGTTGATGCACACGAGGCTTACAAGCTCGTAAATTTTTAATCTTGCTTAACAAGGAGATGACTTATGACATATGTAAAAGATCCATTTGGACGTGATTTATTCGTTAATTTTGATAAGGTATGGGTTGGCTTTGAAGAAAAGATCGACCGCATTTCAAAGGTTCGAAACGAACTTTCTAAAACTACTTACAACTACCCGCCCTACAATATCGTAAAAACTAGTGAGTCGACCTATGCAGTGGAAATTGCTGTGGCAGGATTCTCAAAGGAAGATATTGATATTGAGCTAGAAAGTGATAAGATTACTATTAAGGGTAATGTAAAGAGCGAATCAATTACTCCTGAAACTAGCTACCTTTACAGAGGCATTTCAAATCGAGCGTTTACGCGCACTTTTGAACTAGATGATTTCATCGAGGTTAAGGGGGCCGAGCTTGTAGACGGTATGCTCAGGGTAGTTCTTGAACGAGTCATTCCTGAAAGTAAGAAACCTAAAAAAATTACTATTCAAGGCAAAGATCAACTCCCATCAAGCAGCAAACAACTGTTAGTCGATTAATTAATTTTTATCGCACATAAAACCACTTAGAGAAATCTAAGTGGTTTTTTATTTTGTAATTTGATATTATAACTAAGAGATAATACAATGGGTGATTAATAGGAGAAGAGATGTCTTTTTATACTAATGTTTATCTTCATAAGAATGAGTTTTTAATTCGCGGATATGATGGAGGTAAGCGTGCTCAATATACCGTACCTGCAACACCGTCCCTATTCATTAATAATCCAAGGGCAGGTGGTGAGGAATTTAAGACTCTTCAAGGTAAGTCCGTTTATAAAAGAACGTTTGAGAGTATCTACGATGCACGTGCCTATGTAAAAGATAATCAAGGCGTACATGGTATAGACCTGTACGGTATGACTAACTGGATCTACCCGTTCATCAACGAGCATTATCCAGGGGTTATTGATTATGATGCTAACATCATCGCCGTAACAACAATCGATATTGAAACCGATTCTGAAGGTGGATTTCCAGATATTTCCACTGCTGATAAGCAGATCATTTCTATTACCGTTCGTCGCAAAGATAAGTCGGTTGCACTAGGCTACTTTGACTTTGTACCTGAGAGTGAGAATGTTACTTACATTAAGTGCACCGATGAAGTAGATCTGCTGAACAAGTTCATTCTGGTATGGAGATCGGCACAGTTTAGCCCGGATATCGTAACTGGGTGGAACGTTGAGTTTTTTGACATGCCGTACATTATTAATCGCATTACCAGAATCATGGGCGGTGAATCAGCCAAAAAGCTATCGCCGTGGGGTATTCTCACCGAGCGTGAAGCCGAGATTAACGGCAAGACATACAATATCCCAGTCATCGTAGGTATTACTATTCTGGATTACCTTCAGCTGTATAAGAAATTTTCCTTCACTATGCAAGAAAGCTATAAGCTTGATCACATTGCATATGTGGTATTAGGTGAAAGAAAACTTGACTACAAGGAACTGGGCTACGAAAGTCTTGATGAGTTTTACAAGAAAGACTTTAACAATTTCATTAAGTACAACATACGAGACGTTGACCTTGTTTATCGTATGGACGATAAACTTAAGTTCATTGAGCAGGTTTATGCGCTGGCATACGATGCAAAAGTTAACTATCTAGATACCTTTACTTCGGTGCGTATGTGGGACGTTATTATTCATAATTACCTATACAACCAGAATATCGCCGTGCCAATGTTTGACCCTCAAGAAAGAGAAGGTCAAGAAGGTATCGAGGGTGCTTACGTTAAGGACCCTCAAACAGGGATGCACAGATGGGTCATTTCGTTTGACTTGAATTCTCTGTACCCCCACCTAATCATGCAATACAATATCAGTCCGGAGACTTATAAAGGTACATTTGCTCACTTAAATACTTCAGACGGTGTGGATAAGATTCTGAACGGGGCGCTTAATGATATTGGTATCCGTAACGAGATAATGTCGTGTAATTATACTGTAGCTGCTACTGGGTGTTACTTCGATCGTGATCGTCAAGGGTTCTTACCCAAGCTCATGGAAATGATGTATAACGATCGAGTAGTGTTTAAGAAGCAGATGATCGAGGCGAAGAAGAAGTACGAAGCTACTCCTACGTATGATCTCGAAAAAGAGATTGCAAGATGCCATAACATGCAGCTGGCGAAAAAGATTCAGCTCAATTCCGCTTATGGCGCCCTTGGCAACCGATTCTTCCGATGGTTCGATCCGAGGTATGCAGAATCCATTACGAAGTCCGGCCAGTTGTCCATTAGGTGGATGGAAAATAAAATCAACGCCTATCTCAATAAACTCTTTAAGTCAAACGGGGTAGACTACGTTATCGCTGTAGACACAGACTCAATGTATATCACATTGGATAAACTCGTGCAACAGGTTCTACCCAATGCTAGCGATGATAAAGTGGTGAAATACCTTGATGAGGTATGTGAGAAAAAGCTTGAGCCGTACATCGATAAATGTTACGACGAGCTGTCCGTATACGTGAATGCTTTTGCGCAGAAGATGAAGATGAAGCGCGAGGCTATTGCTAATAAAGGAATCTTTACTGCCAAAAAACGATACATTCTAAACGTATATAATAACGAAGGTGTTCAATATAGCGAACCCAAGCTCAAGATGATGGGTATTGAGGCCGTAAGGACTTCTACACCAGCAGCTATCAGAACTCTGTTTAAGGATTCTATTCTTCTCATTATGAACTCTACCGAAACGGAATTGCAGCAATTCATTGCCCGTAAACGAGACGAGTTTAAGACTCTTTCATTTGAGGAAGTTGCATTTCCTAGAGGATGCAAGGAACTTGAGAAGTGGATGGATAGCAGTGGGGGTAAGATATTCAAACTCGGTACACCTATTCACGTCAAGGGTGCTATTCTTTATAATTTCATACTTAAAGACCGTAAGTTGGAATACAAGTACGAAGTAATTCATAAAGGATCAAAGATAAAATTTTGTTATTTGAAGACACCCAATTACCTTGGTGAGCACGTTATCTCAACACCTGGTACATTACCCAAAGAACTAGAACTCGACAACTATATTGATTACGATAAGCAATTTGAGAAATCCTTCCTTGAACCTATCAGTAGTATTCTAGGTGTTATAGGATGGGAAGCCGAAAAGAGAAGTACGTTAGAGGGATTCTTCGGCTAGTAATTACTATAATATTTCACTGTCAACAATAGGAGCATTTATGACATTTTTTAGGAATTTAATCGAGGAGATCAAGGATGAGGACACTTCTATGGCCAGTGACGGCCTTGGTTCTGCTGAATTTAGTGGTTTTATTGATACTGGCAGCTATATTCTCAACGCTGTTCTCTCTGGTAGCCTCTATGGTGGCGTACCTGATAACAAAATTACTGCTTTTGCAGGAGAGTCCGCTACTGGTAAAACTTACTTCGTTCTTAGTATCGTTAGAGCCTTCCTTGACAAGAACCCCGACGGAGGAGTCATTTACTATGACACCGAAGCAGCCGTTACGAAGAAGATGATGAATGAAAGAGGTATCGATACTACAAGAGTCATTATCTCCGAACCCGATACTATTCAAAAGTTTAGAGCTCATGCACTTAAAATGATTGACGCTTATGATAAGCAACCAGCAGATAAGCGGCCTCCTATGATGATGGTGCTGGATAGTCTAGGACTCTTATCTACTTCTAAAGAAATGGAGGACAGTACAGAAGGCAAAGAAACTCGTGATATGACTAAGGCGCAAATTATTAAAGCAGCTTTCCGTGTACTAACACTTAAGCTTGCTAAGGTTAAAGTGCCTATGTTGGTGACTAATCATGTTTATGATGTGGTTGGTTCTTATGTACCTACTAAGGAGATGGGCGGTGGCTCAGGTTTGAAATATGCAGCTAGCACGATTGCTTACCTCGGAAAAAAGAAGGAAAGAGATGGAACCGAAGTTGTTGGCAACATCATTAAAGTCAAAATGCATAAGTCAAGACTCTCTCGTGAAAACAAAGAAGTCGAAGTGCTACTTAGTTACTCCAAAGGTCTCGACAAATATTATGGGCTTTTAGAGTTATCAGAGAAGTACGAAATCATTAAGAAAGTGTCTACAAGGTATGAACTGCCTAATGGCACTAAAGTATTCGGTAAGGAAATTAGAAACAATCCTACCGAATACTTTACTCCAGATATTATGGAAAAACTAG